AATATTTTTAACTCATCTCTTTGGTGAGCTACGTCAATAGTCGTGCAAAGAAAAATAATGTTTGATAGCATAAGTGAGCCTATCAATAGTAAATAGTGTAATGGTCTTAAATGTTTCATGTGATTAATTTATTTTTTGGTTATGTAAAATTCATTGTCAAATCTAAATACTTCCGTATCATTGTTCACCCAATAATCTTTTAGAGACTTATAGTACACGCCATTTTTTAGTTGATTATAGAAAAACTCCATTTCATCTAATATGGTAGCGTTTGCCATTTGTTCATAGGCTATATTTATCATAGGGTGGTATTGTTCCGCCTTAGTCAAAATCTCCTCGCAGATAGCCTCATCTTTGCTTATTTCGTGAATGTGAAACCGCTCTTCTAATGGGAAGGGATATTCAGTCCAATCGTCTTGTCCGAATTTCTCTGGCTTAGTTAGGTAGTTAATTAGGTAGGCTTTGTCAACTTTCAATGCGAGCATCTGAGTTTGAACTTGGTAGTTATATGCTTTCGATATTTTGGAGTTTTGTTCTAAAAATCCTTTGATTGAGTATTGGCATTTAGCATCCCCTGTCCAAACACCTTCCTCGTAAGCGTCTGGAGTTGCACTCAAATAGTCATTGACTTTGAATGATTCCTGTCTGCCAGTCTCAAAATTAAAGTTATGCTGACCGCCTTTTTCTTGGATCAATATATCTAAGGCTGCTGCTTCGTTATTTATACCGTGATACATTGCGCTGGTAGTTATATCTGGCTTACAGTCTACTAGACTTAGGGCAATCTCATAGATATACCCTAGTCTTGTAGCTCCAGTTCCTTCACTACAAAGACGCGAAACTCCACTTGCTGAAAATCTGCCTTTATTTTCCATTTAGTTCTAATTTACGTTTAGTGAACTTCTCTATTGTAGCTGCATCTTTTGGGTTGACCTCGCTAAATAACTTAGTTAGGTCGCCTTGAGTTTTGCACGCTAATATTCTTTTATCAATATCCGCTTTTATTTGCTCACCTCCAGCGTCAGTATCTTTGTCAGTTATGATTCCTAAAGCCGAACTAAGCGCATAACGTCTCATATAAGTTATTGCAGAACCTAGAACTTGAAAGTCATTCATTTTAGATAATTGCACGCCTTGAGGTATATCAAATATACTTTCAATAGTTTCGCCTGATTCAATGTGGAATATAAGCGTTTTAAGGCTCGTTCCCTGACCTAGTTGGGTAAATCCTAACCCATGCTTTTTTAATAGCGGATTAATGACAGGAAAGATAGTAGGCAAGTCACTATATGAATAGCCATAACCTTGCGTTCCTTTGTGAATAATTGGTACTTCGTTTTGGAAGTCGCTTAATGCTTTAAATAAATTTTTCATTTGTTAATTGGTTTTATTGTGATTAATTACTTTTTCGATTCTGACTGTCAACCATAATGGCATTGACTTTTGATTTTCTTTGCGCTCAAAGTATTCCTGAATGTCTTCTAGTAGTTCTAGTTTATCACATGGCTTGTCAGCTGGTTTATACTTATCTATAACCATTTGTGCGCTATCCATAAGGCTATCTAGTTCGGTTAATGTTTGTGTGAATACGTTCATGTCTTTTATTTTTAAAGGTTATCTATAATCTGTATCGTCCTTTCCGTTATATTCAGGGTCAAAGGTCAAACCCTCAAAGAAATTAGTTAACTTATCAAGCTCGGTAACTAGGTCTATTGAATCCATGTCGATAAAGTGGAATGTAGTTAGCTCGATAATGTCATCGCATTCGTCTTCGTCATGACCGTAATTAGTCATGCCAGCTACATAACTAACTATAAGTTTGACTCTGCTATCAGTTTCTGCGGACACTGCTATGATAGTAGGTTCTGCTTTCCAGTCAGTTTCTGAGGTGATTAATGCTGCTAAGGCGTAACCGTATGCAGTCGCTTCTAAGTTGTTTGTGAAATTTTTTAACATTGTGATTAATTTTTATTTTGTGATTAATTGCAGTTTATAGTATGCTGCTCCACTTGGTTTTTTAGTTTCGAAATGTTACTTTTGCTCTCTTGCCGTCATAATTTTTAAGCATTATTTCAAGCCTAATCTGAACGCCATTTGATTTTGTGTTTTCCCAATACTCCTCATTTTCTCGCATAAACATTGTAGCGTCATTGCCTTGATTTGAAAATTGGTCATTTACGGAAAATAACACTTCTAGGTCACCTCTATTTTCTTTGATTTGATTTAGCTTGTTTATTAATTGTGATACTGTCATGATTAATTTGGTTTATGTGATTAATTATAGTGCAAATATACATCGACTTTGAATATATGCAAGTTAAAAAAACTTAAATATATATAAGTTGTTGATTTACAATAAGATAAAACTTAAAATATTTTATTCAGCTAGTAAAAAAAAGTTCTTTTTATGCTGTTTTGGGTTGATTTTAAGGTCAATTTCTATTCCTAAAAAGTCGCAAATAGTCAAAGTATCTTCTAAACTTATATTGACTTCACCATATAAATATCGGTGTGTAGTCGGCTCTGATTTTCCTATGAGTTTAGCTAGCTGAGCTACTGTATAGCCTTGCTTTTGGCGTTCTTTTAATATTGTTTCTAGTATCATTTGTTGTTTATATAATCGTTAATAGTGTTTTGAAACTCGCTAAACGTATAGCAGATAGTGTACTTAAAGTTAAATATTTTGCATTTTCGCTCGAATAGCTTTTGGGAATCTGACTGCCGACCTTTCTCATACTTCATTTCAATAAATAGTCCGTTATGCTCTTTATTTCCGTACATTAGAAACAAATCTGCAACGCCTGCCATAGTACCTTCAGCTTTTAATATCTTAGCTTCTATCAAAGTTCTGCGACCTCCGTTGGGAATCGAGAAAAGAATGTACATTGGGTATTGAAGTTTAAACCAATTCACGCAGGCTATCTGCAATTTACTTTCATTGTGCTTCATTTGTCTAATCTATTTAATGAATATCCGTTTTCTTTTGCCCATAGCGGTTCTAATTCTATTTTATTGTGGCATTCTCTGCATACTCCTAAAAAGTATCTAGTATCGGTCAATAGTTTGCCTATTCTGCCTTTTTTGTGGTGTACTTCCGTTGGCAATTCTTTGCAGCTATTAACTTGACAAAACATTAATGATTGCAAAAATACTTTCCTAACTTTCAAATACTCTTTATTTTCTAAGTTTCTCTTTTGGGAAACTTTTTTTATAGGCTCAGGACTTTCAAACCATGAATAAAAACACTTGCAGCCGCTTGTACCTAATCCGTATTTTGAAAAATAGACTTTCATACCACCACGCTCAGCATATTCTAATGGCTTTCCGCATCCACTAAATTTAGCTTTTCCAGTTCCTTTGCAGACTTTCATTTATTTTTAATTTGTGTTACAAAAAGTTCGTAAATCTGAGAGTTACTTGCAAGTGCTACATTTCGTTTCCAAATAGAGTTACTGCTTGTAAATCTTTTTCTTTTCTTTTTTCTTCCCACGCTTTAAAATTTAAAATTTGTGCTTCGGAAAGTTCAGAGCCAACATAATTCATATTAGTTTCAATGCAACCTTTAGCGGTAGTCCCAATACCAATAAAGCTATCGTAAATAAGTGAATTTGGTTTAGCATAAATTTCGATTAGTTTTTTTACAAAGTCAGTTGAAAATGTTGCCTTATTCAAATTATTACTTCCATCATTGTTTTTGGCTTCAAAAAAATTATCTACAATGTCATAATATTTTTGATTATTATTTCCTATTTTGAAATTCTTATTTGTTTCAAATGTTTCTAATTCATTTTCTCTTGCAAAAACATATACAAATTCACAAATTCTTCTTAATCTATTTTTTGATGCAGGATGTGGTATTGATGTTGGTTTTTTCCATACAATAGTATCAGCTACTTTGAAAATTGTTTTTTCGCAAATATTAGAAACCAATTTGTATGGTAAAGATGGGTTTTCAATAGAATATGAAAAATTAAATAGCACACAACCATTATTTTTTAAAATATTTTCATAGCTTTTGAAAACTGTGCAAATCCATTCAACATATTCATCCTCGCTTTTCCAATCTTCGTATAAATCGTATCTTTTAGTTTTATCAGCATACCCACCTTTTCGGTTAGTCATATTGTATGGTGGAGATGTAATAACTAAATGGACTTTGTCTGTTAGTTCAGGTCTTTGCATTGTTACTAAACAATCCTCGTTAAATATTATATTCATTACTTATTGTTTTTAAATTTATTTTATCACCATACAAAAAAGAAAAGAAAAAGCGTTTGTGTTCCAATTCAAATTCTGTGGTAAAAATCCGCACCAGCAGGTAACACGTGCTATAAGCAAGTTTGCCAATAACATTAGTGCTAATTTTGAACATTTCTGCAAGGCAAACCTGCCCATAGCACCATACGTTATATTCTATTTTATAAACCTATTTTTTTCTTGTCTTATCTGCCAATACAACTGGGTAAATAATGTCATTATACGTCTATTAGAGTTCGCTAGTGTCTTTGTTTCTCCGTTCATGTCCTGTTCGTCTATTATGTTATTAACAGCGTCAAAGTCGGTATCATTAAGTAGCTTTATTTGCTCAATTATTTCTTTTATTTTTAATTCCATTGTTTTGTTTTAATCAATTTTTAATCCTTCATCGTTTAGTAGTTCATGTAGTTTTTGTCGAACCTCTTCTATAGCTTTGTAGGCGTCATCTGATAATTCATCGTACTTTATTTTTGTTCTAAGGTATTCACTATAATCCGAAACTATATTATACCATTTGCCAGCATTAATACATAACTCTAGTTCGTGCTGCTCTTCAATAGTGTTAAATTCAATCGTTACTTTCGGCATCTTTCATTAGTTGTTTAATATCTGAGATTGTATATACACCCTGCTGAGTGTTATCTAAGGCATATACTTTTGTTTCATTAGGCAAAGATTTAGCTAAATCATTTAGCCACCTACTATTACCTAAACTTCTAAAAAATACTTTCTCAAATATATCTGGATTGATGTAGTAAAATATTCCATCTGCATCTCCTAGCTCTATTTCAATAGGTTCTTTTGGTATTCCGAATGTTGTACTCATAATTTTTCTGATTTATAAGTTTCGTTGTAGTATTTTTGTGGGTCATATTGTTTTGGTTTTGATTGTATTGCATCACTATAACCATTATGGTAAGCATCAATAATCTGCTCCTTCTCCATTTCTTTGGCTAGTTCAAATAGTTTATAATTCTCACCTTTCAAACTAACTTCATTTTCAGTTATAAGTTTATGAATTAAACATTGTACTGCTGTGACTTCTTTCATGGTGATTAATTTTTGCAAAGTTAATGTTTCTTTATTTGTTGTAAGTTAAAAATACCAAATGCTTTAATCGTTAAATGGGTCAATATTTTTTGCAGTAATCCAATTGTGATTGTCCCAGCTTGAGCTTTCATTTACAGTAGCGTCATTAGGTTGGTAGTCTTCTTCAAATCTGCCGTTTTTAAAATTATAACAGTGGTCTGCTATACCTTGCTCACCTAGATTTTTAAATTTAACTTTCTGAACTGATATAGAACCTTTATTTATAAATACTCTATTGCCGTCTTGTTTTCTGCTCATAGCAATTCCATAATCGGTTTTATTCCAAAAGTCTGCCGAACCTGCTATATCATACATTGTCGGCATCGGAAATTTACCGTCCTTATCTTTTTCCAATTTACGAGGGTGAGCAATCAAATGAACTAATACATCATTAACTTTTGCGAACCATATAATCTTATCCAAGACTTGAGATATGTAGTCTAGTTTAGTTTGACCAGCTCCAAGCCTGTATTCTAATTTATTAAATGGGTCAATAACGCATATCTTAACGCCTTTTGTTTTTACTAGATATTTGAACTTGTCTAATATATTGTCTAGTGTAAAATCATTGTCTAGGTTAACCCAAAAGAAGTTTTTAGCTATGTACTCGTGCGCCTCCCAAAATTCAGCTTCGGTTAAAAAGTCTTTTTTGAATGTTTTGCCAGTTAGTTTTTCGGCTATCTTTGAATAGTGGTATTGAGTAGGGAAGTTCTCAGGTGTCCAATATGCAACCTTCCAATTATGCTCAAAGTTTAGCTTACAATTTACCATATCCACAAACTCTGACTTTCCAGAGGAAGGTGTTCCTGTCCACGTTGCTAGTCGTTTAGTCTCCCATGTGATTAAACTATCTA